TCGGCGTGAAACAGCGTGACGTAGATATTGTGAGTTGAGCAACCGTCGCAGTCGCCTATGTAGCGGCATCCCCAGTCGGGATGATAGCCTACCGGCTTCCACCAGTTGCGATACCGGCGCCAGCACATCTCGCACATATTGACCGCCTTGCGCTGCGCGACGAGGTCTGAGGTCCAGACCGCGCCCAGCTTGCGCTCGGGCTTCACCTTGGCGAATTGGTCAATATAGGCGAGTTGTTTCCGTACTACCGATTCGTCATTTACGAGGGGTAAACGAACCCGCATGGACATGAGTTAGATCCACATACGCCCTCATGTAGATCCAACCTTGCGGTGCCTGAAAGGAAGGATTAATTTTCAGTTCGCAGGTGCCTGCTGCGAACCTACCGTTTCCGCTTAAACCAACCGGCCATGTCGCCCAGTGACGCTCCGTGCCTCCAAGCGGGGGAACCGCAGAAGGCGCATCCCTGACCGCCATTGCCGTCGTAATAGACCGTACTCCCTTCGATTACTTTTGTCAAGCTAACGTGCGTGAACTGCCCTCCGCTGGGTCGGGACTTTGGGTCATTCCAGAACCCGCAGGCATCGCATTGGATACGATCTTCGAGCGGCGGAGTGTTAGGCACGCTTGCCCTCCAGTCTGCGGTCGCGCTCCTCGGGCCGCAGGGCATTCCACATCCGCTTGATGGACTCCTCGCGGTTTTTGCCCTTGCGGACATCGTACTCGACGAACTTCAGTTCATCGGACGTTAGGTACATGCGGTTGTTAGAAACGGGGGTTTTTCCAGGAGCGGCCCCGGTAGAGCGCGAGGGTTCGGAGAAGGACTCGGCTACGGCCTGCTTACGTCCCTCTTCCTTGGTCGTTGCCCCAGATGTAGCCAGTTCCGCCTTAGCTTCGTTCACGGCGATGGTCATAAGCCAATGAGGGTTTCCTCCGGCGAAGGCGTAGGCGGGATCGCGGGAGATGGCGTTGAAACGCTCGGTGGTTTTCACGGCGAGCGGGGAGTTGGCATCCGTGACCCCCACGCGGCCCATGTAGCCCTGTAGCGACTGGAACCCTTGGGCCTGTTGCGCGGCTTGACCCATGTACTGCGCCATGCGTTGCTGCGCCTCGTAGCTGGCGTAGTCCTTCTGCTTGCGTAGCGCCTGGGCGATGCGTTTCTTGTCCCCGTCGATCACGGCATCGTATATCTCGCTTGCCACTTCCTCTTCGGGAACGGACTGCGGAGCGGACTGCTGTTGCATGACCTGCTGCTGTTGTGCCAGGTAGGCACGCATCGCCTGCGCCTCTGCCTCTACTCGCTGGCGCTCGGCTCGCTCCCGCTCCCACTCCTTGCGGCTGCCAGCAGCATTCGCTTCGAGGCGTTTGATACGTTCCTGGAGGGTATCGATAGAAGGCTGGGCGCCTTCGGAGGTAGACTCAACGACAGGAATCTGCTCAGGCTCGGCTGCTCCGGTTGTCCCAGAAGGAGGCGGGGCGGCAGAGGTTTGAGTTTCCGTTTCCTGCATGACTATACTCTCCTTAGCTAGATTTTATGCCGAGGGCACCGCACAAAACCGGCGCGGCACCCAGCCCTCTAATGACCAGCAAATACTGCGCTGGAAGTCGGTTTGCGGAAGTAGGGAGCGATGGTTTTATCTATCGGCTCCCTAGCCCACTGATGCAAAATCTCGTTAAACTGCCTGAGTCCAGCCACCGTCCCTTGATGCAACTCGAATCGCTCGTGGCAGGATTCGAGTAAACTGCGTGCGCTCTCGACGGCGGCAGTGTGGATTTTCTCAACTACCTTCCAGTCGTCTGACTGAAGCAACCGGCGTAGTTGCTGTCGTTCGTCCGGGGTCAGGTCGAATTTATCCGACATCGATCTTCGCCTCTTCCATAGCTGTTTCAGGGACGGTGGCGTAGCCAAACTGATCTTCGAGAGGAGATGCCTGCTGTTGCGCCATCGCGGTCATCTCGGCGGGGTTTCCCTGCATCGGGGGACCGCCTGGGCCTGGAGGACCGCCCATTCCCATCTGCTGTTGCTGTGCCATCATCTGCTGCTGCTGGATCTGCGGCATGAGTTCTGGGGGCCAGATGGAGTCGAAGTTACGCATTTGGTAACTGGCGTAGAGATCGGCCAGGGCGGTACGGATCGACTGGGCGAGCGGCGGAATCTGGAGCGCCTGCATCATGGCCTGCATGGTCATGCCGAAGAGTACCTGTTTTTGCTGCTGCTGGAGGTAGCGATTGGGGTTAAGGACGAACTGGAAATCCACTTCCCGGTCGAACATCCCCGACTTGATGGATTTTTGCTGTAGCGCCCCGGTTTCCTTGTTGAGAACCCGGTACACGTCCCCAGGCTTGGCGTAGCGTTTGTGGAAGGCGTGAACGCGGCGGAAAACCTCCAAAAATCCCTGAGCGTGCAGGCCCACGAGCAGGGAAAAGCCAATGTTAGACTGCTGGAGCATCATCGCCTGCCCGCCACGGGTACGCGGGGCGTTCGGGGTTTGGGGAGCGCGACCAAGGTTATAGTCGGAGACGTTACTGACTTTTTCGGCCCAGGACTGGAGTTGCTGATCGGCTGAGATCCAGAAATTCGGATCGCCCTGTAGGCGGGGGAAATTCACGCCGCGTGGGTCCATCGTCGGGATGAGTTGACCGGGTTTTATGGCGCCGATATCGGGGAGCAGGTCGGTAAGGCCGGGGCTGTAAAAACCCCACGGCATCACGCTCAAACTGCCCCAGTTCATCCGCTGATTCCACTGGGCGTTCATGGCGGCGTTTAGGTGCCGGAGCTTGGCCGGGACGCCTAGACCGTAGAACAGGCGCGGGATACGCTGGTAGTGAAGCGGAACGTGGGGACGGCGCCCGTCAGGGGTAACGCGGGATAACGGGCGGATCAAGAGGATTTTCTTAGCGGGAGGGCAGTAGGTTACAACGATCTCCTCCGGTACGCCGTCCTCATCTCCTTCCGTTTGCTCTACTTCCTCGGTTTCTCCAGGCTCCTCGCGCACTTCTTTCATGTAGCGTGCGGGAAGGGGCCAACGCATGTAGTATTCGAGCACTTCGATGGTAGAGTCTACCGCAGACTCGGAGACGGACTCGCGGGCGCGGGCGGCACGCTCTTTTTCGCTCACGTTTCGCTCGCCTAGATGCCCTTTCAGGTCGTCGGGGATGTCGTAACCGTGGCGGCGGCGCTCCAGCATGTCATCCCACGTTAGGTTGAGCTTTTGGTAGTACCATCGGCAGACTGGATATTCGAGAGACGGGCCGGTGTCGGGAGCTACGTAAACCGAAGCAATATCTACGTTTTCGACTTCGGTAAGGTCTACCTGCTCGATTGTTGCGCGTTCTACCCGGCGCGGTTCGACGTAGGGTTCGTCTATCTGGATATTTTCGCCCGTTATTGGATCTTCGTAGCTGCGTTTGCGGGTCTTAACCTGCTCCTCGATTTCATCCTTGCGGCGAACGAAATAGTCCTGGTTTTGGCGGATCTTGACCAGGCCCGTTCCACCGACGATTGTATCCAGTAACCAGTCCGTTCCCCACGTGATTAAAGGGCTGATTTCCTTGAAGTAAAAGTCGAAATAGTAGGAAGATAAATCCTCCGCCAACTGGTAGTCCGAAAACTCCATGCCGACGACTTTCGGGTCGTTAGAGAGCATGGCGTCGAACTCCTGGGCGCGGATGGCGTCGCAGGCTACCTGGGTAAGCGGAAGCATGAGGTTAGAGGCATTTTCCCAGGGCCAATCCTTCTGTGGGGAGTCGGGTTCGGCAAGATACTGCTTCCAATACTGCTCGTGGAGCGTCCCCCAGTCGGAGTCTGAGCGGTAGTCCTCGGCCTCGGAGATCATCTCTTCGAGCCGATCTTGGAGTCTATCGGATTCGTCTTTGGAGAGCGTGATGCGGGGAATCAGGTTTTTGGGCAAGGTACAACCCTCGCGTGCGTAACGATTTCAGAAAAGTTGCGTCGGTGTCAAGAGCGTTTCTTCTTCCGCTTGGCTTTCAGCTTGTTTACGGTGGCGTAAAAGACCGATTTACCCTTCTTCGCCCCGTAGGTTTTTTTCATGCTTTTCATCACTTTTTTGCCCTTGCCCTTGAAATACTTGCTTATTGGAGACATAGATATCCTCAATATACTTAACGATTTGTGCGGACAGCCACTTACACTCTTCGTCGATGGTTCCTTCGGTCATAAAAAACGGTTTGGAGAGGAAACACGTTCTTAAAAAGTTGGCGAGGCAGGGTTTATTGATCATATTTCTTAATTGCCTGTTTTAAAGTGTTTAGCGACATATTAACCCATATACTCGCGCCACAACAGTCATCGTCTCGACCTAATTCTATACTCAATAATACGAATCCTGGCCGGACTCCCTTATATACACTTATCGTATGGCATTGCCTTGGGTTAGCGTAATTAGAACCCCGTGATGGAGCAGCGGGTTTTTTCGGCGTTTTTCTGCTTGGTGTAGGCTTGGAAGATGCGCTCACGGTTTTCCTCCAGTCTTGCTAGGCGCGGGTAAACTTTGGCACCGAGGACAGCTAACGCTGACGCGATAACGTGATCGTCGTGGTAGCCTTCTTCGGCTGCCGTTCCCCCGCCGGTCTTGTAAACGAAGCGTTTGCATTCAAGTACAGTTCGTTCATCATGAAAAACAACAGAGTTTTCCTCGATGGCGTTGGCTAGGCCGGATACCAGGATGCTCTCTCGATTACCGACGTGAGTGCGGTGTCCGATTTCGCGGCGCATCCGGCTTTTTTCAGGGTCGTAGTCGTCACGGTGATAGAGACGTTCGCGGGGATACTTTTTACCGAACTCGACACAGAGATGATAGCCGGAAGCGTTTGATTCTATTACCGTATACGCCGAGTTATACCATTCGGCCAGCATAACGCACGGAGCAACCAAATTCTCAGGGGAGACGCGCCCGCAGTACGTGGCTGCCTGCTCCATGCCTGCATCGCAGTCGAAAACGACCGCAACGGAGTTATCTGGGTCTTTGCCGTGCTCATCGAGCTTCCCTTCCGCTGTATCTATAGCGAGAACATAGCGATGGTCGGATACTGGATGACGGAAAACGGTGAGCATACTGCCGGAATCCCTATTTCCGATGATTTTCTTGTCCCAGCGGCCTGAATATTCCAGACTCATTAGTTCGCCTTTTTCGATGGGCTGGCGGTCTAGCTTGTCCAGTGAGAAGCGATTGCGCCCGCTCGCACGGACGGCTTCCTGGCTGGTAACGGGATACTCTTGCTTCAATATCGACAAATCATTGCGACACTTGTGTTTAAGCAAATGCCTGCGACCGTACAGAAACTCAAGAGTTGCGCCGTTTTTCTCCTCCAAAAACCGCTCGTATTCGTCCATCGTCTCCGTAAACCTGCGCCGATCCTCATCGTCCTCAAAATCCCGCCAAATCTGCTCATCGTCCATCGCGGAGATGAATACCGGGATGAAACCGTTCCACTCGTGGTGGTTTTTCACCGTAAACTCATACTCCATCTTCCCGTTAATCTCTTTAAACTCAAGACTTGAGTGATTGTACGCCTCCTCCCACATCGGCAGAAACAACCCGTCGTAGCCGTTAAACGTGCTCTCGATCACAAAAGTCGTGCCGGGCTTGTCTGCGATGGACTGAAACAGACTGGTCGCCACGTCTAACCCATTCTCCCACTTGGACATCTCGGAACTGTGGATGTAGCTCGGCGTCATTCCTGTGCCAGCATACGTCGTCCCAGCCGTAGCCACGAGAATATGCCCCTCATGCCCCTGAAACCTCATTTCGCCCTTGCTCACTACCCCCTTGTAGAGATTCGGCGCCCAGACCGGAGGGATGTCGGAGCGAAACTGCCTGTCCCAATACTCGTGATACCTCCTGCAGATCCCAAACACATACTCCGATAACTGCCTGTCATGAGCTATCACTAACGCATCTATCTGATTATACACAACTTCCGCATATAAATCGGCCTCAATCAACGTACTCTGCCCCTGCTTCCTACTCTTCCCGATGATGATCCGTACAGGTTTCTTCTTCTTCCGCTCCCCGTCTATCACCGCAAGCACTTTCCTTTGAGCACGTTTCAGCGGACTCATGAGCTGGAGTTGCCCCTGGGCATTCTTGATAACCGCATGTCGTTCCAGCAGCCACGTCCGATCCGTCCCACACAACTCCCCCTCAAACCGTATCATCTCCTCCCACGGGATCTCCCCCTTGTAACTAGCCGGAACTACCATCTTCGCCAAAACTAATTTTCCCCCATCCCAATAAAAGAATCACTCTCCGACCACCGGTTTTTCTGTTACATAATGTCCGTGCCAGCATCTCCAGAGTTAGCCAATTTTCCCATTGATTCCTGTTTGCTCCTGCGAGCAGAAATGGCCTTGTAGATGTTGTTTCTCGCATTGCCTGTCAATCCCCTGCTCATCGATTCTTTCGTCCTGATGCTTACAGCCTTGTACGGAACCCAATAGCTCACATACCCCCAAGGATTCTCCCTACTATCCTGCTCCCATCCACGCTTCTCCATCAATCGCTTGATCTTAGGGTCTGCCGTCACTACCTCCCATCTGTCCTCAGCAGCGTTTCCTTTGATGATCGTTTCTTGCTCTATCTTGCTTAGTTTCATCGACTTGCCCTCACTTTATACTCTTGTAACATCCCAATATCTCTTCCCCAGCCTTCATTAACGCCGTAAACCTATGTTCATCATATACTTCCACTAACTCTCCATCACAATTCTCCTCTAAATCGTCCGTGCTTAAATTCCACACCAACCGTAACTCGTGACCAGGACATCCCTCCTCCCTACAGTCGTTAATACAGTGGTAAGTTATTGGGGATGAACGGATTTTGAACATTTTGGCTCACACGAGAACAATAGGATGTTAGTCGAACACGCGAGGAGACGGGACTCCTAAGGGCTGGTGCATGGTAGCCTCCCGGTGCCTGGTAGCATAGGCTAATGTCATGCAAGGATTGCACTTATCTGTGTTGGATATCAAACACTCACTGTTGCACTTCTGATAAGAGAGATTATGTCTACTACGTTTATCTCTCAACTACTTACGATCATTAGACTTATCGGTTTCGGCCTGAATGTCGATGGCATTGTGGACTGCTAGGTCTGCTAATTCCCGCTCCGTTGGCGCTCTGCCATGTAGCACCTTGAACCTCAGGATAGCCGGATCTTCGGAAACCTGGAGATGCAGGTGCCGGTGCTCGTGGCGACTAGCATCGGTGTGGGGGTAGGCATCAGCCAGCCTGGCGCACATATCGACTGCTTTCAATCGTATGGCGTGATCCGGGTTTTCTATGCTCTTTCCATCTCCTAGCACTTGAACTGTATTGGCATTCATTGCGTCTGAGATGGTTTCAGACCAGCGATCCGGCGTAAGGTTATGTTTTGCTAGGGCTTTATCTATTAGTGCTCGTATAGATGGTTTTTGAAGGTTCTCTGAAGCGATAGAATTTGCGGCAGGATAACTTGTAGTATCGTAGGCAGCTAGAGCCGCTTGAACGCCAACATGACCATTAGCAACGTATTCTTTGACGAAGGTAAGCTGTGCTTGGGAAGGTACTCTTCTATGGTTTCCCATAGTGGCATGAGAAATAGCAGAATGAAACGAAGTATGTCAAGATGCTAGGATGCTCCCTCTCCCTCTCATCCCCCTATAATCCCCCTTCTCTCCCTCTCCCTCAAAAGAAAAACCCTCCCTGTACGAGCGGAGGGTTGTGGAGCGGGGTGGATTGGGCTAGGCCGCGTTTTCCTTTTCCTTGGAGAACAGTTTGGATACGATGTAGTTTACGTGAGAAGGAATCTCACCGAGGGTAATCTCGCGGTATTCATCCTCCCGGTAATGGGAGTGAGTCCCAGTCCAAAAGATCAGGCCTTCGGCGCCGATGGCGCGGGCAAAACGGTTTACTTCGTCGCCAAAGGTTAAAGGCCTACCCTCGACAGATTCCATACGTTGCAATCGCTTTTCGATATCTGACAGGGTTTTCAGATAGATACGAGCATGTTTGAGAGTGATCTGGAAAACGTCCGAATAGCATACCGTGGCGTTGCCGATGGTATAGCTCATGCTCCCAACATCCTTTGATCGTTTTGTGTAGGATGTGAGTGAAAGATCTGTCAATCCTACCGTATCCTGATAGTACCTGCTACCATCCCAACGTCCGTCAATATTGGGATTGTTCCAACATTTTTCCTCTTCGTTCCAGATGAGCACGCGAACAGACAAAGTATACGAATATCCTTCATCGTCCCACAGTCTCATGCCTTGTTTCGGTGTACCCCAACTTAATGCGATGCGCGGTTTTGCGGTTTTCATGTCATCCTCCAATGAGAAGTCTTAATTGACCGTCTCCCTGGCAGGATGCCGGGCCATCCTGCCAAA